ACGGCGAGGCGGTGTAATCAATCTGCTGGCTGATAGTGGTCTTTCTCAGTATCAGCACCCTGGACGCTGCCGGCGGCGCAACGGTGAAAACCACATCACCACCTTTGAAAAAGAATTGTGTGGGTCCGGTGCCTGTTACCGGCTGTACGGTGTAGTCTGAATTCTCCACCTGTACCATGCCATCGAGCAGTACCAGCAGGTCAGTGGTTTCGATCAGCCCGAAGGTGAAAGCAAACAGCGTTATCGCGCCATTACCGAGGTAGTCGTTGTAGGGTACTTGTGCTGATACTGTCATGGCTTGTCCTTACTTTATGTATCCTGATGTTTTCTTTCTGCTGCTGCGTTTGCGTTTGCGTGGCTCAACCCCTGCGGCTTTTGCCATTTCCTCTTCCATCACATCAAACCCTTTGCGCAGATAAAACATATTCTGATATGGCAGCAGCCTGCGCAAAGAATGTATATCCCTTGATGTTACACCATCACTGTTAACCAGGTTTTGCCCCAGCACACCAATATCCTTAGCGTAGCCGAAGGTTGGACCCAACAGGGTGCCAGCCCAATTACGGTAGAAGTACCTTGAGCCTTCAGTAAGATTCATGGCTTGTGATAGCCCACCCCGCATTATCCGGTCACTTATATTAAATAATTCCATCGGCACGGTAGCAATACCCGACCTGTCCAGTCCGGCTCTGGCCCAGTCCTGTGTTGAATACGCTGCCAGCTCACCCTCACGTCCTGATAGTTGCAGCCTTATCCATTCGCCCATCATGCCCAACCCGACACCGACAAACAGACCTTCAAAGGCCGCTACATCGCCGCGCTTCATCTGCTGCAACATAGGTAAAAGTGCCTGGTTGTGCGCTGCCAGAAAAAATGACTTGAACTGAAATATTGTCTTGCCCATTTCACTGGACATAAATAGTGGTCTATCAGCAATGCCTGGGGTGACAATAACAGTGTCCACATCTTTGAGGATGACCCGCTCAAATAAATTTGCAGCTTCGCGGTCTGTCCAGTCGTTAGTATTGGCGTGCCATGAGGTGCCAAGCTTTTCCCCAAACTCATCCGACTGCTCTGCAATAGCTTTTGCCATACGCTCATTGATACCAGCCTTTGCTAGTCTTTCCTTGCGTAACGAAGATAGTTTTGCATAGTTTCTGGAGTCTGTAATAAACCGATTTTGGGCTGTAAAGGCAGCGACTTTTTTCATGGCGCCGGTCCACAGGCTGACGCCGGACCACTTGGCAAACTGGCGGGTAACTTTCTCCATCCCGCCACCTACGTCATCAATATCGGATAAAGCATAGACGCGACTATTGAGCACGCCGTCATTACCTACGCCCCAGTCTTCAAGGTCAGTCCTTGCCAGTTTTGTTTTCTTACCCCAGTAAAGCATTGATCTTGGTAGTGCTCCGGCCCATGCCCTCACTCCATGCTGCATAATTGGCCTGGCCAGATCAGGGATTGCAGATATGGTCATCATGCCGAGATTAGCCATGAAGGATAGTTGCCGTACCGTTTTGGCCATATTGGTCAGTTGCTTGTTTCGATCCACCGGTGGCAGATACCGGCCTAGCATGATGTCACGTACTGCCATTAAATCTCTGACCGACTTATCCATTGACTCGCGTAATACTTTTTTCTCCTTATTGGTTTTTGCATTATCAACCAGTAGCATGTACTCATCTTTTACGGCCTGGATCTGGCCAACTAATTCGTGGTCGCCAAACTCTTTTTTAAGGCTTAATTCCGGGGTGGTCGAGCGCAGGTAAGCCTGCATAACCCGATCCACATCATCGATCAGGAAACCTGCCTCATCCATCACCACATCGGGTATGTCCAGCAACCGCTCTTTGATCCTGCCAGTGGTACCAACGATATCTTGTGGCAACCTTCCGGCTGGCGATGATAGTATTTTGTTGGTGACATCTTCTGCCAGTAGTCTTGCTTCTGCCCTTGATGTTTCGCCACTGGTAAAGTGCTCGGTCAGCAACGTGTACCAACCATTCAGGTCTTTGTTGATAGCGCGGGTGTTATACAACCTGGGGAAATAAGACTCTGCAAATTTTACCTTCAGGTCTTCCGGTAGATCGCCAAGGTCTTGAAACCCCCGCGTTATAGGATTGATAACATCTTCACGGATCTTCTTTGCCGTTGCTGCAACCTCCGGTATCTCATGTGCATCGCCACGCCGCATAGCGCGTCCAACCTGCTTTTGGAATTTTGACTTGCTGAGTTTAGTACCAGCCTTACGCATGGCTTTATGGTTTTCGTTGATGGTGCGCAAATACCGGCCACCCATACCCTGTTGCAGCCGGTTCATTTCAACTTCTGCGGGGATGGTTGATTCCTTGTACTGGATATTGCCGTCAGCATCTAACGACTTGTTTTTACCATTGTAGAAATTATGCCGCAGCATTCTGTTGGTCGTTGCGCGTGCGGTAGTTGAGTCTGATTTCAGCAACCGGATAAGTGGGTTAATACCAGGTCCGAGTAATTCTGATCCTTCCTCTTCCAGTGTACCCATCACCCGTTGTGCGCCTGCTGTACCTACGATATCAATATCAATCGGACCGCCGTTTTGGACAATGTCGGCAATCTCTTTATCAGCATCTTCAAGTGCTTTCATGGTGCGCTTAGAGCCTGCCCCTGCAAGGCCACCCAGTGCTCCACCCAGCAATGCGGTTGCGCCCACTGCAAACATGCTCTCCTGCCACGTCCTGGTAGGCTGTGTAGCATGTAAAGCGGTCTCACTTAATGCTGCTTCAGTTACACCACCGGCAGCAACAACCGCCGCTGTTTTAGCTGCACCAATACCGGCTTTAACCGCAGCACCACCCGGTACCAGCATCAAAGGTAAGTTGATCGGATCGCCCAGACCGGCAACCAGCGACCAGGCTATGGTCTCAGCACCACCCCGGGCCATTGTTTCACGGTCTTTTATCTGGCTATCGATCTGTGCCTGCTTCATCAGGCTTTGATCGGGTGACTTTATATCCAGAAAGTCCTCGGTAAACGGCAGATATCTATCCGGCAACTCAGCGTATGGATCATAGGCGTCCACATCTTCTTCGTTGGATTGGAAATTCAGGCTTTCGACCCATGATGACAGCGGGTTTTCAATCCGTAGCGTAGCTGCTGCAACCTCAAGCGTGGTCGGCTCTGGTTGTTTTTCGATCTCCGGCGCAAACACTTCATAGCCAAGCCGCATGGACTCTTCTACATTGGGTTTATTCCATTGCAATGCCATCAGAATTTCGGCCTCAATTCAGGCAATTCCTTTTCCAGCCGTTTTTTCTCTTTCTGCAAAGCACCGGTACGCTGCTGACGACCTTTAACCTGTCCTGGCAGTGCCATCCACCACGGGCTATCCTCTACCAGTCCATCTAGCCGAGTGGTTTCATTGTCAATATCACGGATACGCTTTTCTGCTGCCTCCAGCGGTGCCATATTCTGCCGGTAGGTGGATATCCGCTGCTCATCCAGCACATAGGTAGCTACCTGAATACCGTCTTCGGTAACGCTGGTCAGCGGTACGCCATCATGCTCGATACTGTAAACCCGTGCGCCCTCTTCATCTTTTTCACGGAATATGAATCTGATCTTGTCAGCATCAATGCTGCTGGTTTTATAGGTGCCATCATCCTTTTTAATGCGGAAGGACTCACCACTGAACTCGCGGATCATGCCGTTGCGTATTTTGCTGCTGTCACCGGGTATACCACCTTTCTCAATGGTGTAGTCTTTTGGGTTGGCGGAATTCAGGTTGGTCATTACCCACGATTTTGAGATAGCAGTATCGGCCACCCTCTTGGCAGCCTCAGCATTGCCGGTCTGCATATATACTTCTTTGTATACAGCACCGTATTCAACCTGCATTAACGCCGGTGGATCATCGACACTGCGGAAGAAGCCCGGCTCGTCATAGGTATCGGTCTTGAGTAGTGCACCATAGTCGGACTCAGCAGTTGAAATTATCTCATCCTTCCAGGTTGTATCCCGCTCGGCTTTTTCCAGCTCGGATGGCCGCGCATTGGCAAAGGCAATATTCGCCGCCTCCGGTGCGTTTAGCCCGGCTTCCATCAGGGTACGTCCATCCTCCAGCATCGCGTTAGACTTGGATTTCAAATTCAGATTGGGTTGTAGTTGGTCATCACGGGTCAGCTCAACAAACATGGGCAGGTTGGAAGCCAGTGCGGTTTCCGACTTGCTGGACATATTCAGCTTGTTTGAAGTCTGGGTTGAAGTGGTACCGAGCGTGCGGGAAATATCACCAATGGTGCTCATGCGCTCCTGCGGGTCCATACCGGCGGTAACTTCATCCTCATACTCAGATAATGCATCACGGTGCTTTTGATCATCCGACATGAATTGACCGTTTTCATAGGACTGGCGTATATTAATCTCGGTTTCTTTTTTGCCGATTGAAGCAGTGATACGGGTAAATAACTGGTTGCGGCGCGTAGCAGCTCCGGTGCCGGTACCGTATCGCTCTGACTTGTAACGTGCATCAGCCTGCTCATATGAAAGTCCACCTTGCGCGGCTAGCAATGAGTCATCACCGAAATTAACCACCGCCTGTACTTCGGCCTGCTTGGTGTTTTCATCTCTGGCTTTAGCCCATTCGGTTTTCTTTTCCTCGGCTCCATCAATAGCCTGGTCACGTACTTGCTGATCCAGCTTGTCATTCTTAATCAAATCAGATAATGCCTTATCGCCAGCATCTTGTGATTCCGCATAAGCCTCGTTGACTTCATCAACCAGCGACTGTGCTTGTGCCTGGTTATCTGTTTTCTGAATATTAACCAACCATGTTTGCCTGCCTTTTGCAGATACAAGGCCATTCTCAAAAGCTGTTGATAATATCTTCTTTGCGCCTTCGGTATCACCTACGCTGATTGAACTATTGATACCTTCGATGAACTTGCCTTCGGCCTCACGCGCTTCAATCACACCTAAGTCACCGGCCATATCCGCACGTAGCAGTACTTCCCGGTCACGCATTCTCTGAGTAGCAATGCTCCGGGCCTGCTCGCTGCCGAGATCATCCACACCCTGCTGGTAGGTTTTCAATAGTGCATCTGATTCACGTTGATAATATTCAGCCGTTGAGCTGCCATCATCCTGTACCGGCTTTTTCAGGTTGGGGTCATTTTGAAGATTCTTATACGCAGCCGTTAAATTGTTCTCATTGGTCTGATAGGTAATATCATCTTTTGCAACCTGAGTACGTCTGCGGGTTTCAGCAACATCATGGAATACATCACCGATTGCCTTTGCACCCGTAGCGATTGCCCCATACTTAGCCAACTGCACATTCGCAGCCTCAGCAGGCGATATCGGGTTTATCGACTGTAGTTCAGCTACAGTTCCACGGGCTACTGCTGCGCGAGGTAGCCTCATCCGAACCCGAAGAACCCTTTATTCTTAACGGTAGCTGAGGCTGAAGAACCAAATGCCTGCAGCGCACTGCCGGCTGCCGCGAACCTCACCTGACTGGCGACATTCTTACCACGCTGAATAGCCAGCTTGGAACGTTCAGCACCAACCTCGGATATGAATTTACGCTCACGGGCAAATGTCCTTGCCTGTTCAGCGAGGATAGTCAGCGGTGAACCGATATCGGCCTTGACATTGGAACCTGCCGCAGCGGCTCTGGTTGTACCGGCCAGTATGCGTTCTTCTTGCTTATTCAGAAATATCTTTTCCTGCGTAGCACGCAAGTCCAGAGCGGCTTCACCTTTGGCTGCACGTTTAGCATCCTTGGCGGCTTTATTCGCCCCAAGTAAACCGATAATTCCTATTGCTGCTGCTACAAATCCCATTACCCTATTTTCCTTATGCGTTGCCTAAACTAAACTCACCATAGAGGCCGACAACCGCTGTTGGATATGGCCGGTCCTGCTCTATCAATATTGAACCATCACCCCAGCCTACGCCTCTCATTTCATGGTCTTGCAAACCCATACGTATAGTCTCCGCTATGTCCATCTGTGTGGCCGGTGTCCGGTCAGGTGGTAGTTTACCGTTTATAATCGGTAGTGCTGAATCCAGTGTCCTGACAAACAACCTGTTCCAGCGGCGCTTGGTGCCGTGACCCGTACCGCGTGGATTGCCAGCAGCTTCCTCAAGCGTTTCCAGTGTACCCTTGTATAAGATTCCAACTGCACTCACACCGTTATATGGATCCGATCCGGATATGTTTATGTCATCCAGCGTAATCTGTCCACCGGCTACTACATAAGTGCCAGTCCAGGCATCATCCACCAGTGCGGCTACAGTCTCGCCGTTGAGGTGAGCAAGGCCGGTAATCACGTTATTGACTGCGGTACCTTTAATCCATGAATCCAGCAGCACCACGCCCTGATCCGTCAGGGTTGTATCGGTGGTTTTCTCATACGGGGTAAATGTCCGTGATGGATACGGCATACGCTCAAGACTGAACTGGTTGGGTCCACCATCGACATAACTGTAGGATATCGTTACCCATAACTCATCCTGGTTGGTGATGGTTGAATAGTACGCGGTAATATCCTGTACAAAGCCGTGTGATTCAAACTCATACCAGACCGGTTCTGCATCCGACATACTGGCAGCCACCAGCGCCCCATCATCACGCATACCAATCAACATAACTTCAGGCGTGTAGAGCACGACAATCCGCTTGACCTTATCCTGCAGCAAGTGTTCAGCCTTCAATGAAATGTCGGTAGATGATCTGGATTGCAAATCACGTACCCATGAGGTTGAGCGTATCTTCTGCTTACCCTGCTCGATATAAAATATGCCGGTATCAATGGTTACTGTACTGGCGTGCTCTGAGCGTGCGCTGTTTTGCTTTAACGCCTGTATGTCGCTGGGTGAGAGCGTTATCTCAGCGGTCAGGTTGAAATCACCGGATGAAGTACCGATAACCAGAACCTGTTGTGACTCTGCCCACTTGATAGTTGGGGTATCCGAGGTATCGATAGCAAAAAAGAACGGGTCATCATCATTCGGACCGCGCTCGAAATCCTGGTACTCGTTTATCCGTGAGCCAAACACACCCATTGTCAGTCCGGGGTTGCCCATCAGGATTAACCGCTGCTGATGGATGGTGGCAACCGAAGGCCAGCCTCTGTTACCCGGTGCGTAGGTTATACCCACCGTCCACACATTGCCGGTTGGATACTGGTAATCAAAGGAATCTGGTTTGGTGGCGCCTAAGTCTAGCCAGTAGGTTGCATTAGGTGGTTCATTGCCCGGTGATTCTGCCGTGTTGGGTAGAATACACTGGTAGTAATTGGGAGAACTGAATACATAGGTTGGAAACGACCATGCACCTTCAAGTACTGCGGTCTCATCAATAGTCGCTGTAACATCAACATGCCGATCAGCTTGTGTGTTGGCCGATTCTAATTCCAGCAGCAAGCCGGCACCGGGGCCGGTGATAGTCACATCAATCAAGGTGAAGTCAGTGCCGGCAGCTCCGGCTACTACAGATATAACCGCACCGGATAACGCGCCGATACGTCCGAGTGCATCAGCTACACGGGTGGCTAGTGTTGAGGCGGTGGATGAGAAGTCGTATTCCTTTGGATTGCCCTGGCCACCAGTAGCGAATACACCGTCATACTTCAGCACCCACTTGCGTGATGGGTTCCAGGTTGTAGATGCACCATTAACAAAGTCCAGCGAGTAGTCATTGGATATGGTAATTGAAGCCTGTGGGGATTTCTTGTCCTTGTAATCAGCGTTCGGCACCATTGCTATTGGAAACTCGACAGCGGTAAAGGTGCTGTTTTCCAGTTCCAGATATAGCGGTGGGTGGTCTTTATGTACAATGACAGCGGTGTTTTCCTGATTGGTAAAGTACAGGTCATCCAGCTCGTTTGAGGCATAGCTGTGTACGGCTGTCAGGTCAGCAATACTGACGGTTGCATCACCATGAAAGTGTATGTTGCCATTACCGTAGGTTGAAGTTGGTAGTATCTCGATAATGATGTCGGACTCATTACCACCGCGCTTAAATTGAAACTTGCGGTTTTCATTGGTGGTTTCTATGTATTCAAAACCCTGCCGAAAGATAGCGCCGCCCTGTGGGGAGACTATAAAGTTTATGCACCGGCGTAGTCCTGAAGAGTATTGGTCAACATCAGACCTAAGCGACAGGCGTGGGGTGAGTACGCCAGCACGGAAGCTAAGTTTTGCTTGTTGTGTGCGTGGCATTCATCTAACCCCAATGAATGTCCGGTTGCGGATTGGCCGTGAGGTAGATTGCATACCATCGCGTGACTTCGCAGTCTTCATGAAGCTTTGGTGGATAGCCATCATTTCCTGTAGCTTGGTGTTTGATTCGGTTATCGGTAGTGCTGCAAGTACTGCCAACTTGCTGGCAAAGGCTTCAACAAACAACGGTGAGTAAATGCCTTCATCCTCAACCCGGCGTATACCGGTGCAGAAGATAGCCTTTTCATTGCAATATATCACCCGGTCGTAAACTTCATGCGGCACCTGGCTACGCTGCATATCGTTAAACCGGATACCTGCCTTGTTGTTATCCACCTGTAGCAGTCTGAGGATATCTGAAGGTAATGGAAAGGCAGCACCCCAGCCCCATAACGGATCTGCAGCAGACTGAGCAGGCTGGAATTGCCGGATAGCAAACGACCACTCAGCCTCTTCCAGCAAGCCGTCGCGTGCCAGAGGATAGAACCCCTTCATTACCCTGGCTTCATCTGCATCATCCTCAAGTGAGGTAATGGCTTTTGCGCCCAGCATAGACAGGGCGTAATTCGCGATGTCAATTCTTGCCGAAATGATACACCTCCTTAATGCCCCTTCCCGACTACGTGTGACAGGAATTCATGGCCGAGGGTTTCGCGATCATTGAA